ATGCTCCTCATGTGTATGATGAGTATGTCATGGAGAGATATAAGGAAGGAACCATAGGTAAAAACGTACCTAAACCTGACCTTACACAGTTCGTTTCCAAACCAAAATTTAATAGTGGAAGAAAGATAGATTTACAAAGTTTATCTGTGCTAAATAATTTGCACCCCGCTAAAAAGTACGCACTCGGAAGAGGTATCCCAGAGGATAAATTAGACCGCTTGTATTACTGTCCTAAATTTAAGGAATGGACTAACAAACAGAAACAAACGTTCTCTGATACCTCCAATGATGAAGATAGGATTATTATTCCTTTGAATAACAAGGACGGAAATCTTGTAGGTTTTCAAGGTAGGTCTCTTGCATTCAATCCTAAGATGAGATACATCACTGTGATGCTTGATGAGAATGCACCAAAACTTTTTGGACTAGACACACTAAACACAAATGACACTATCTACATCGTCGAAGGACCGTTCGACTCCTTCTTCTTGGAAAACTCGGTTGCTATGTGCGGTTCCGATATTGATATTCGGACGTTTGGTTGGAGCGATTATATTTGGGTTTATGATAACGAACCTCGTAACAGACAAATCACCAACAAACTCTCCTCCTCTATCGACGCAGGAGATAAGGTAGTGATATGGCCACATAATGTCAAAGAGAAAGACCTTAACGATATGTCAAACGCTGGCATAGACGTTAAAAATGTGATACAATGTAATGTGTATCAAGGATTAAAAGCAAAACTACAATTAGCAAACTGGAGAGTATGAGTAACGGTATTAACGTCGTCAAGAGAGATGGAGAGACAAGTCCTCTTAACTTAGACAAAGTACATAAGATGGTAGAACACGCCTGTGAAGGTCTTGCAGGAGTATCTGCAAGTCAGGTTGAAATCAGCAGCGGGTTACAATTTTTTGATGGCATAAAAACCAAAGAAATACAAGAGATACTTATTAGGTCTGCATCAGACTTAATATCATTAGAAAATCCGAACTATCAGTATGTTGCTGCTAGACTATTACTATTTGGTCTGCGAAAGCAACTCAACAACCATCACGACGACCACCCTACCCTTCTATCACACGTCAAGAAGTGTGCAGACCTAGACATATATGATAGGACAATCATAAACAAATATACAAAGGAAGAGTGGAATGAGATAGATAAGTATATCGATTACGGTAGAGACTATCTATTTTCATACGCAGGGTTACGTCAGGTAGTTGACAAATACCTTGTACAGGACAGAAGCAGTGGAGAACTATACGAAACACCACAGCAAATGTACATGATGATAGCGGTTACATTATTCCAAACATACCCACAAGAAAAAAGACTAGATTATGTCAGAAGATACTACAACGCAATCTCAAAGCACAAAATCAACATCCCAACGCCAGTCATGGCAGGAGTCAGAACACCTCTCAGACAGTTTGCCTCATGTGTTCTTGTTGATGTTGATGACACCATCGATAGCATTTTTAGCAGTGACATGGCTATTGGTTACTATATTGCACAAAGGGCGGGAATCGGTATTAACGCAGGGAGAATCCGTGGCATCAACAGCAAAATCCGTGGTGGAGAAGTCCAGCACACAGGTGTTGTACCTTTCCTCAAAAAGTTTGAAAGTACTGTCAGATGTTGCACTCAAAATGGCATCCGTGGTGGATCAGCAACTGTCCACTTCCCCATCTGGCACCAAGAAATCGAAGACATCCTCGTCCTCAAAAACAACAAAGGAACAGAAGACAACAGGGTAAGAAAACTTGACTACTCGATACAGATATCAAAACTATTCTATGCAAGGTTCATGGGGAACAAAGAGATTAGTCTTTTTTCTCCTCATGATGTGCCAAAGTTATATGATAGTTTTGGTACTGAATCTTTTGATGACTTATATGTAAAGTACGAGAACGATTCATCTGTACCTAGGAAGACAATCCCTGCACAGGAGTTGTTCTTCTCTCTACTTAAGGAACGTTCAGAGACTGGTCGTATCTACATTATGAATATCGACCACTGTAACAGTCACAGTTCATTCAAAGACAAGGTGAACATGAGTAACCTATGTCAAGAGATAACTCTACCTACAGACCCTATCAATCACATTGATGATAAGGGTGGTGAGATAGCATTGTGTATTCTATCTGCTATCAACGTAGGTAAGGTAACACAACTTGACCAGATGGAAGAGTTATGTGACCTAGCAGTCAGAGGACTAGAGGAACTCATAGACTACATGCAGTATCCTGTAGCAGCAGCAAGACGTAGCACAATAGCACGTAGGTCATTAGGTATAGGATACATCGGACTAGCACACTACTTAGCAAAACAAGGACTCAAGTATGACGACCCTAAAGCATGGCAATCAGTCCATGACTTGACCGAAGCGTTCCAATATTACTTGCTCAGAGCATCTAATGAACTAGCAAAAGAACGTGGTGCATGTCAAGGGTTCGATAGGACTAAATATTCAGACGGAGTTCTACCAATTGACACCTATAAACAAGAGGTAGACGAGTTAGTCCCCAACAAATTGAACTATGATTGGGATAGTCTTAGGACATCTATCACCACACACGGTCTCAGGCACAGCACACTGTCCGCACAGATGCCTTCGGAGAGCAGCTCCGTTGTGTCAAACGCAACCAATGGAATCGAACCACCTAGAGATTTCTTGTCCGTTAAGAAATCAAAGAAAGGACCTCTTAAGCAAATTGTACCAGGTTTTCCTCACCTAAAAAATAATTACACATTATTATGGGACATGAAAGATAACGACGGTTACATCAAAGTAACTGCTGTTATACAAAAGTTCTTAGACCAAGCAATCTCTGGGAACTGGTCTTACAATCCAGAAAATTATCCTGATAACGACGTACCAATGTCAGTGATGACTAAAGACCTCATCACGACATACAAATACGGATGGAAGACGTCGTATTATCAGAACACTTATGATGCAAAGACAGATGTAGATGAACCATCACATCCTGTCGGGTGGCATGACAACGTTGAGGAGACACCAGTTTCCACACTAGAATCTCTAGTCAACAGTATAGAAACCGCAAACGAATCAGAGTGTGAATCTTGCACGATATGAACTACGAACCAAATCTAAACGACAAGTGGAAAGTTAACAACATGGATGGAGTGACAGTATTTAATACTAACCACGTGGACACAAAGAAGCAACCTATGTTCTTCGGTCAACCACTGGGCATGCAGAGGTACGATGAATTTAAGTATCCTGTATTTGACAAACTAACTAACCAACAACTAGGTTATTTCTGGAGACCAGAAGAGGTCTCACTACAGAAAGACAGGTCTGACTATAAGACCCTTACACCTGAGCAAAAACATATCTATACTTCTAATCTGAAGTATCAGATTATGCTCGATAGTGTACAAGGTCGAGGACCTGGCATGGCATTCATGCCTTACTGTTCTCTACCAGAACTAGAAAGTGCTATGAACATATGGCAACTCATGGAAATGATACATAGTCGCTCATATACATACATAATTAAAAACGTATACCCTGATCCTGGCGAAGTCTTTGACACCGTTCTTGATGACCCTAAAATCATGGCACGTGCAGCAAGCGTAACAGCAGCGTACGATGACTTGATTAATCACGAGCACGAGTATGACTCAGGCAACGCATGGAAGTTTGCAACAGAGGGTCACCCCGCAGGAACCTATGACAGAAAAGAACTCAAAAGAAAACTCTATAAAGCAGTCCTCAACGTCAACATTCTTGAGGGCATTAGGTTCTATGTCTCCTTTGCTTGCTCGTTTGCATTTGGTGAACTCAAGATTATGGAGGGATCCGCTAAAATTATCTCTCTCATCGCCAGAGACGAAAGCCAGCATCTTGTACTTACTCAACAGATCATTAAAAAGTGGCAAGATGGTGACGACCCAGAAATGGTGGCAATCGCTGAAGAAGAAAAACCCAACGTCATGAACATGTTCAGACAGGCAGTAGAAGAAGAGAAGGCATGGGCATCCTACCTTTTCAAAGATGGTTCTATGATAGGTCTGAATGAAAAACTATTAGCACAGTACGTAGAGTTCACTGCTAATCGTAGACTACGTGCCATTGGACTAGAACCAATCTATGATATTGGTGCTAGAAACAATCCATTACCATGGACACAATACTGGTTAAATTCTAAGGGTCAACAAAATGCACCACAAGAAACAGAAATTGAATCCTACGTCATCGGAGGAATCAAGCAAGACGTCACACAAGACACCTTCGCAGGACTCTCACTCTGATATA